ACGGGGACGGCCAGGTGGCCTGCCAGTCGGCACATACGGCTGTGAAGGCAACTAGCTAGCCTCTCTCGCGGCCGGTGCACCGCACCGGCCGCAGGTAGCGAAGTAAGAACCGAAGCCGCAGGACTCACAGCGGAAACCAAGCCCGGCCCTGGTGGTCCCGGCCATCGAGGGAACGAAACCGCCAAAGGCAACAATCGCCTTAGCGTCCCTAGGGCTAACGTCAACGATTCCCTTGCGGAAGTCGTAACGGCGCCCCGAAGGCCCGTCGATCTCCACGCATTCACGGGCTGGCGTTGCAACCTTCACCGCAGATACCCCCAGCACAGATGCACCGTCAGCCAGCACATGAAGATAATCAGCAGCCAATGGGGCCAGGTGTAATGCCCGATGTTCCACGGGTGGGCCAGGTCATTGTCAGTCCAGCGCCACATCGTATCCGACAGCGTGTTAACGCTGCGGCCGGTGATCAGCGCCCAAAGCTCAATGGGCAGGAAACCGGCGAAGACGGCAATAAGCCAGCCCAGCCAGTAAAAGTCAGTCCAGCGAGTCAACGTGATCCCTCAGCGCTTACTTGAGCGGGCTGGTCTGAAGGCCGCCCGGCAGGCCACGGACAACCTCACGCCCGCAGGTCTGATGAGTCAGGCCACAGTTGGGAATGCCGTCGCAAACAACAGCGTTCGGCTGGCCCGGCACGGAGGCAGGGTCACCGTTAGCGACGTTAGCGCCCTTAAGAACTGCCGTGGTGATTCCAGTCTCAGCCATCAGTGCGTGCCCTTAACAGCCTTCTCGGCCCCGCTGGGGACCGCCGTGGCGGGGGCGGCCGGGGTGACATGGGAAACGTTCAGCGCTTGCTGAACCCGCGTCCACTCCTGCCAGTTCCGCACAGTAACCTCATTGCTGGAATCCACGTTCCCGGCACTGTCTAGGTAAGCCATGTTTCCTCTTCCCGAAGAAAGGTCTTCAGTTTGCGGGCATCCCCGGCCGCCACATACGGCGGCCGGGGATAGCCCATGACCATCTAAGGCTTACTGAAGGCCGAAGATCGCACCCGACCACTTGGGCGCGTAGTGGATCAGCGTGCCCAGCCAGTAAGTCGAGGCGTCATAGGTGAACTGGATCTGCGGCCAATCCACTGACATATAATCCTGAACAGAGGTAACGGTAGTGGTGTCACCAATCCCCGAGTCGGGGATGTTCAGGACGCGGGTGCGGATGAACGAAGCGCCCACCGGCATGTACGGGTGAACCCGGAGGTCACAGATACGGCTGGTCGGGCTGGACTCGTTAGCAAGCCCAGTGACCATGCCGCCAATGGTCATGCTGCCCTGCTCACCCTCGGAAAGGGTGATCCGGTAAGCAGCCGTGCCATTGGTGGCGTTCCGCATGAAGTCGGTAAGCTGGCGCCGCTGCGGCGCCGCCACCCACACTTCCTCCGGGTCGGCGTAAACGCTCGCGTACAAGGCCGCGAAAGCATCCTGCCAGGGCCGGTCACCAACGTTGTTAGCCCCGCCAGCGGTGTAAACCGAGCTGCCCGCAGTCGAGTAAGCAGTGTCGAACCGGGCGAAGTAACCAGCCTTAGTCGGGTCACCCAGAACGCTAAGGAAACCATCGTAACCATTAGCGTTGGCGCTGCCGTCCGCAGTTGGCACGGTCGCGCCACCGGAAACGAAGCTGTTGACCTGGATCTGGTTCGCGGTGCCCGTGGTCGAGCACGGGAAGAAACCTTGGAAGGTCTCAGTGTTGGTGGTGGTGCTCGCGTACACGCCGTAAGCGATGGCGCCCGCTGGCTGGCTGGCCAGGTTGATCAGCAAGGGCCTGCCAGCGGTCAGGACCGCGCTCGTCGCCTCAGTCGAGGGAAGCGACTCGCCCTGTCCGGTGTAGCTGGTCACTTTGACGAAAACGGTCGTGCCGAAGCCAGAGCCGGTGCCAGAGGCAGCGGAGGCAAGCGAGCTGATCGACGGGGCCGCCACGGCACCCTCATAGCCCGAGCCCGAGCCGCGCCCGTACAGCATGGCCCTTTCCTCGCCCAGCAGGTGCGACCACAGCAGGGCCATCTGCGAGAGCTGCCGGACATCCTCAAACCCAAGGTCTGAGAAGTAAGCCTTGTACGTCACCATGTCAGACAGCGACATTTCGACGTAGCCCACGGTCTGCACGTCCATGGCATAGCTGATCTTCTGGCCGCGCCTGAGAGCCAGCGAGCCGAAAGTCGGCGTGCCCGAGTCAGACTCAGAGTTGAAGAACGGGGTCAGGTTGGCAACGCCGCCCATGCCGGTGTTGGTGTAACCCAGGATGCGCCGGAACTCACGAGCGGTGCCCTGGCCCTTCTGCCTCGGCAGTTCGTTCCGCAGCGGGGTAAACCGGGGGACGAGCTGCTTAGCCGGGGCTTCCAGGTCGTAGGGGTGCAGGTTGCCGGGGCTGGCAACGGTGATGTCCTTGCCCAGGTCACCGATGAAGCCCTTGAGGGTGTCGAGCTGCGCGGCAACCTCGGCGGCCTCGTTGCCGTCCAGGCCCTTAGTGACGGTGCTCAGCCGCTCAGCCAGGGCCTCAAGGTTGCGAACATCGGCCCGGCCGCCGCCAGGGCCAAGGCCCTTGACAATGCCGAAGCGGGCGTTAGGCCCGGCGTTCTTGTCAAACGGGATGAAGGCGTCAGTCTTAGCATCATGACGCTCCACTGCCTTCTTAAGAGCTTCCTTGGTCGCTTCCAGCCGGTCGCCACGCTCCCGTGCGTCGGCCGCGTCCGAGAAAAGTTCCTCAAGCTTGCGGGACATATGTGATAACTCCTGTTGAAGGGTTAAGCCTCGCGGGCTTCCTTAGCCTTTTCGAGGTAATACTTGGACAGCTCCCGGTTGTTCTCACACAAGGCCGCCTGCCGTTCGTAGTAAGCCGCCTTAGCAAGGTTCTCGGCCTTAGCTGCGGTGGCTCTCGCGTCAGCGGGGGCGGTCAGTGCTGGCCCACCGGGAATTGGAGTTGCCTTCAACTTCGCAAGCTCGTCCCGCAGCTCTCCAATAGCTGCCTCAAGGGGCGCTGTTGCCTTTGTGACGGCTTCCTTGTATGCCTCATCAACATCAGAGGCGTCTACCGGCGCCTCACCGGGCGCCGAAGTCTTCTCTACCTCCTGCTCCGGGGCTTCCTCAGCCTCGGGCTGGCCGGTTTCCTTCTGGGCGGCAAGGGGGTTAGCCACACCTAGCTCCTTAGCTCTCCTGGCGATAAGACGCTTAGCTGCGGCCACGTCACCGTGGCCGCTTCTGGCCAGGATTGCCGCATTATGCAGGTCTTCTTCGTTTTCGATTGGGTAACTGCCATCGGAAAGAGCCTTGCCCTCACTGGCAAGCTCCTTGCGCCTGGCAGCGCTGAACTTCCGCTTAAGAACGTAGCCAATAAGCGATTCGGCGTTCTCAGCACGAGCCTTATACATGGGCTCGCCGTCGTCTTCGTCTCCCCCGCGCTCCATCGACAGAAAGCACTTCATGGCGCACAGGGCCTCGCAGAGCATCTGAATGTCGTACAGCTCACCGAAGGCGCCAGTGGCGCCCTCCTGCGCTTCAGACGCAATCAGCTTAAACAGGTCAACGATGACACCCTGGGCTCCGGCGATGTCCGGCTTCTCGTCAATGCCGCCCTGAGCGTTAACGGCCTTAGCTGCCGTACTAGGAGCATCGGCATTAGCGCCAGTGGCACTGACAACTACCGACTTCATCATGAGAATCGGAAAGCCGTTGGCCGGGTCTTTCACACCGTCAACCCGCTCGGCGTCGATCTGCTTGAGCCGGGTAACCTTCTTAGCCTGAGCCATCCTTAGCTCCTAAGGCCGATCAGGTCGGCCGGGTCCGCTTCCTCACGCAAAGCCGTGCCCTGCATGGAAACGCCGTTAATCTTTCCGGCAAGCACGTCGCCCCAGGCTTGCTCGTTCCACCGGATGCCCATAAGCCAGTCACCGGACTTAATGACCTGCTCGCTGCCATCGGCGGCAGTGATCACCCAGTCAGGCCCACGGTAGATGTAGCTCTCCACCACATCCCCGGCGTTATCGGTGCCGTCCTCATGCCAAAGGCCAATGTTGCGGCTCTTAAGCATGTAATTCCAGGCGGCGTCCTCAACGTCTTCAGGCCCGGCGAAATCCTGATAACCGTCCTTGGCCACGGCCACGTCAGGCTTGTTAGCCGGGTAAGCGACCATAAGCGTGTAACGCCGCTCGGCCTCGGCCTTGACCAGGCGGCCAGCGATGCCCTCGCCGTCCCACGGCTCGGGCGCAGTGTCGGGCTCGACGTTAACCGTCACCCGGAATGAAGCAGTAGCTTGTCCCATTAAGGTTCCGTGTTGAATTGAACTTCGGCCCGGAAGTTGTTTTGAGTGATCACCGGCAGGCGCCTATCCTGAAACAGGCACTTTTCGCAGACACACGAGATCGAATGCCAGACAAGGGGCCTGATCACTACGCCAGGACCGGGAGCAGGGCACATCGGCATCTTGGGTGCTGAGGGGGGGCTATCGCCCCGGACGGGAAAACCTGCCCAAGGAAATGCGGGCCGGATTCTTCATTGGCAATGCACAGCGGGCAAGGGTCGGGAGGCTCGGTGACCCACTGGACGAGCTGCACACCGGCCTGCCGGTAGATCTCGGCGGCAGCCTCGGCCATGGCCCTTGTCAGCTCGGTCTGCGCGATCCGCAGCGCATTGGACTGGCTGGCCAGGAAGGCGGCCACAGCCGCCGCCATGCCAGCCCCGCCAGCCACAAGGATCTTCGCCACGCCCTTAAGCAGGGTGCTTAGGATCTGGCTGGCCCAGGTCGAGGCATACCGTTGAAGCATCTGCTGGTATGCCTGCTGCGTGCCGTGCCCCTGATGCCCGGTGACCTGCCTCGCAGCGGCCACGCCCAGCTCCCAGGCGTTAGCCCACAGCTCTTGCAGAATGGGGGCAATCGCCCGGCTTAGCTTCTTGTCAATCCCCTGGGCCAGGAGCCAGGTGTAAGCGTCCGTCTGGTTCGGGCTGGCTTCCCAGTCCTTAACCAGGTCGGCGGCGCTTACGGCGCCGCCTAGGGCAGCGGTTATTCTTGGGGCGAATACGGAGACCAATTCAAGGTCGCGCTGCCAGCCGGGCCAATGGGGGCGCCCGGACGCCTTTCCCATTCGTCGCATTTCATCTGCGGCTGTGTCGGCCAGCCCAGGTCGCACATGCCCGTGTCCCGGTGGAACATCACGCAGTTGCCGCAGTCCTGGGTATCCATCGACAGCCGGAAATGAACCGACTCCTGGGTTACTTTTGGGCCGCCATCACCAGCCTTAGCGAACTCAACCGGGCTGGTGGCAGTGAAACCGAACTGGTCGGCCAGCTCGGCAGTCAGGTGCTCGAACCTGAAAGGCCGCGAATCCGGCTTAGCCTTCTTAACCCAGCGGCGGTAAGCCAGGATCTCCTGAGCAGCCTTGTCCATGGACATCTTAGGCTTGGGCTTAGCTGCGGGGGCGTTACCCGAGTCCAGGTCGTCGCCCTGGACGTTCGGGTGCTCACTGGCAGGCTCCATGAGCACGCCAGCGGGGACAAGCTTGCTAAAGCCCGCGATCTGCACCAGGCCGCGCTGAGTCTCAAGGAGGCTCATGTTGGCTTCCTCGAAATCGTAAGGGGGAAGCCCCTGCCTGGCGCGGTCCTCGTTAAGGGTCATCCGGCCTGAACGGACCCGGTTCTCCGCGATGGCGTCAGCCGCCGCCTCGTCCTCGGACTCAAGGCCAAGGAAGGCGAACTCAAGCTCGGGCGGGAGCCCGAGCTGCCTGGACTGAAGCCGGGTAAGAATCCCGCCCAGCCACTTTGACGTTGGCAGCGTGGCCCTGCGGAACTGAAGATCAGCCTTGCCCTCGTGGTACCCCGAGCTGCCCAGGCCGCCAGACTCAGTGAAACCGTACTCGCTGATATCCACGTCGAAATGAGCCAGCACAAGCTTCAGGATGAACAGGTCATAATCAGGCTTGTAACGCTCGGGGAGATTTTGTGAGCCCATGGGCTCAATGCCGACCGGCAGAAGATGAGCCCTCATCCTCTCGGATATCTGCCCCGAGAGCTGATCGTTAAGGGCTTTCTCGTACTCAAGGAGCTGCCGTGGCATCCAGTCAGCCTGCCCCTTGTTAACCAGCCAGGTAACCGGGCTGGCACCCTCGGTGTACTCGGCCATCATCCACTGGAAACGCTTATTCCACAGCAGGCCGTCAAGGAGCGCTTGCTCGGTCGGGCTGAAACCGTAAGGCGTGTAAGACCGCTTAACACGCCGCTCGTAAACAAGCTGGGCGGCGCTAAGCCCACCGGGCACAACGGTCTGGCCGTTGACGTTCACCGTGTCGGCGGTGAACTCGCCCCTGGGGAACCCGTAAAGGATCTGCTGGTAAGCGGGCGCGGGCGGCTCGGG